TTTTCAAGAATCAAAAGTTCAGTCCAGTCACGGAAAGAAAAGTTAATTCTCATTTCATTGTAAGGAAGAGCGGCGGTTGGGAGAGCTACACCGCTATCACGAGTATAGAAGAGGGGAATAGGAAGATTCAAAGTGGCTGCGGGAAGACCAGTTGCAGAAGCACCGAGAGCAGGCGCTCCACCTGGATTAGTTGGTAGAGTAAGAGTTGACACATTACCAATCATATTGTTATATCCTACTTGTTTGTTGGCTGGAACAGTGAACGCAGCCCAGAAGTCAAGATGGTAGTTATCAAAACGAGCGGCAACCAAATCATTAAAGGTAATGTTACACTCTCTGATAAGATTGTGCATCAAGTTAGCAGACCATCTAACCAACAATGATGATCCTGAAGGAGCATATGCTGAATTACCAACAGCAGGAAAGGTAACTCTCAACCAAGTATGAAGCAAATAATCACCAGCACGTGAAACGCTGACAGACCAATCTTGGCCGAATTGAGGAGTTCCAGAAGAGTTGGAAAGTACTACTGGAACTTGGGTAAACCAAGTTGATTTTCTAGTTTCGCGAACGAAATAAGCTGTAGCTTCGAGAGTACCGTAAAGGTATCTTTCAATTTCATCAAAGGTAGCAAGGTCGATAAAACCAGAAGTAAGGTTTGAAGTTGTCAAGGACATTTTATTATATACAAGATATTATTTTTAAATAAAAATTTATTTAAAAAAAATAATGGGCTTAAATGAAAAGATAAAAAAAGAAATATGTGTTCTAACGATATAGATATACTGGTCATAGACGACAATATAAGGAGACAGTTCGAGCGAGATTACAATGAAATACCTATATACCAAGACAGGTTGAATGGCATACTAAAGATACTGGAAACACCCAACTTAAATATAAGATTAAGAGAAATCTTATTGACCAATAGAGACCAAGTTGTCAATAAGATTCATAATTTAGAGATTAAAAGAGATTATAATTTCTATCTATTTGAAACATTGTCTATCATTGAAACTTACAAGGAGATTCTGAAGATACCTCTAAAATTGACCTTTATTGGCAAGCCTAAAAAGAGTAACGATGAAAAGAAAAACCTAATAGCACGATACTTATCTGTTGCTAGGAACTACTACGATATAAGCAATGTCGAAAACAAGGAAGATGAAAAAACATCTTTTTCAATATCATGTTCGAACTGTGAAAATGTAAATAGTAATCTATTCGATATTATCGATAATAATATCTACATTTGTAACGTCTGTTTTAATCAGCAAATTGTCATCAAATATAATTCATCTTATAATGATATCGACAGGGTGAATATAGCTTCTAAGTATATCTATATACGAAAGGTTCACTTTAGAGATTGTATTAATCAATATCAAGCCAAACAGAATAATACTGTTCATCCTGATGTATATAGAGATTTGGAAAGAGAGTTTTTCCAACATCATCTTCTATTAGGTGATGAGAATACTCCAAAAGAGATTCGATTTTCAAGGGTAACCAAAAAGCATATTCACATATTTCTGAAAGAGCTTAACTATTCAAGTCATTATGAGAACATAAATCTAATTCATTATGTTATGACAGGAGTAAAGTCAGTTGATATAAGTCATTTAGAAGAGCAACTACTAGATGATTTCAATGTTCTAACTGAGTTATATAGCACAATTAAGCATATCAAAAGGAAAAGTTTTATTAACTCACAGCACGTTCTGTATCAGCTTCTTCGTAGACATAAATTCCCTTGTAATAAGGATGATTTTATAGTATTAAAAACAACTGATAGGAAGTGTTTCCACGATGAGATAACAAAAGAGTTGTTTGAGACTTTAGGGTGGAACAGTGAACCATATTTTTGAATTACAATTCAGTTTGATTTGTAATTTTACTTATTTCTAATTGAAACTGTATAACAATTTAAATTAGAACAAAAGCATCGTCGAATATTTTTTTACAATAGGGAGATATTTGTAGATATAATGAATTCCAATTAATTCGCGGTCTCCTTCCTTGCTTACGTTGGTCGTCAAATGTTTGTGTCTTATTAACCTTTATATTTTTCCATTCATCAGACACATATTTAAGTTCAACTCGATAAACAATATATCTAGCGTCAAGAAAGTATATTTCATCCCATTCAGAAGAAGGAGTAAACGATATTGGTCCATCTGATGTAAAACATTTACACTCTAATTTACCTCTTACTTTTGATAAGAGGTCTCCATTTTAATTATTAATCAATAAAGGAACTAATCGATTAGCTATTAAACTAACAATTGGAACTGATACTGCATTTCCAGCTAATTTATATAGATTCATATCTGATAATCCAGATAAATTATAAGTTGATGGAAACCCCTGAAAGTTAAAACATTCTCTTGGAGTTAACTTTCGAATTCCTTTATTATCTCTAACTATAGGAACGTTATGTCCACCAGAACCCATATTTGCAGTTAGAGTCGGGCATTCATTACTCTTATTTTCTCGAACATATACACGTCGATATTGATATACAGTACCTATTTTAATATCTGCATTCGATAGTAGTTCCCAAGTACTAGAACTGTTGGTATAGTAATATTTGTTTTGAATATTCTCTTCCAAAAATTCAGTTATTTTCTTTTTCTTTTTCTGTTCAAATTCAATACTGAACTTATTAAATACATCTTTTGATTTAATACATACTATGTATATCCTTTCTCTATTCTGTGGAATTCCAGTCAATTGTGATGTGTTCAAAATACGATAGCATACTGAATATCCTCTTGATTCTAGATTTTCTAATATTGTTTTAAACGTATTTCCATTATCGTGAGATACTAAATTCTTTACATTTTCCAATATGATACAGGCTGGTTTATGATGTTCTATAATAGATAATATCTTCCAAAATACATTTGACCTTTCATCGTTAAATCCTTCTTGATTACCAGCTATAGAGAACGGTTGGCATGGAAATCCACCGACAAGAATATCGTGACTTGGAATCATATTGTTTTCAATATCATTTAAATTAGCGCATGTTAATTGATGTCCGAAGTTATTATTATATATAGTTTCTGAATGTTTACTCATATCATTTGCAAATACAACATCAACTAATCCTGTATTCTCAAACGCATATGTGAATGCTCCTGTTCCTGAAAATAAATCAATCATTTTCAATTTAGCCTCTTGTTTAGCCTCTTTTGAATGTCTCCCACATACTCTTTTCCCATCACTCCTTACTAATTTAACCTTATATTTACATTTTAATCCCGTAGATTTAACATATTCTTCGCAAATAAGTATTGTTGTCATTTAATTATCCAACTAAGTTATTATTTAAATTCAATTTCATATTGTAATTTAAGGCTGAATCAAATAGTATTAAAATTAATAATGTGTGGAATTTTAACTATACTTTGCGAAAATGAACAAAACCAGCTTGATATGGTAATGAAAAGTTATGATATGTTGAGTAATCGAGGACCCGATTGTGGTACCTTGATTATGAATAGACAAATGATTCTTGGATTTCGTAGGTTAACTATTAACGATATGACTACAAAGGGCAATCAACCTTTTCGAGATGGAAATATCAGATTACTTTGTAATGGAGAAATTTATAATCATCGTGAGCTCGAAGAGACTTACGGTTTGCAATGCGAATCAAAAAGTGATTGTGAATGTATATTACATCTATATAAGATGTTCGGTTTCACAAGAACAATTGAACTATTAAATGGAGATTTTGCAATTGTATTAATTGATGGTGAAAGAGTGTATTTTGCGCGAGATTGTATTGGTGTCAGGCCTCTTTTCTACGGATTTACTAATGATAACAATTTTGCTGTTGCTTCATATGCAAGAGCGCTTACTGGTTTCTGTAAAGAAGTCGTTCATTTTCATCCTGGAATTGGAGAGTATTATAAAGGAAATATTGTAACAGAAACATATGCAGATATGTTTAATAATATTTCACCTTGCTTTTTGAATGTAAATGAAATACGTAAAACAATATATGAAACTTTAACAGAAGCAACAAAATTAAGATTAATGTCGGAAAGACCAGTTGCTTGTTTATTGTCAGGAGGATTGGATAGTTCTGTTATTGTCAGTATCCTGTGTAAACTGATAGGACCTCAAAATGTCCGAACCTATTCAATTGGAATGGAAGGTTCAATTGATTTAAGATATGCAAAAGAGGTTTCTAATTTCTTGGGGACAGTTCATACGGAAGTGTTATTTACTCCAGAAGAAGGGATTGCTTGTATTCCAGAAGTGATTAGAGATATCGAAAGTTATGATATTACTACTATTCGTGCTAGTGTTGGAATGTGGATGTTAGCACGATATATTAGTAAGAATAGTACTGATATTGTAATATTGTCAGGTGAAGGTTCAGATGAGTTATTTTGTGGGTATCTCTATTTTCATTATGCGCCGTCTGCAGAAGAGTTGGAAAAGGAGAGTTTTCGTTTGGTTGATAGGCTGTATGAGTATGATGCATTACGAGCTGATAGATGTGTATCATCTCATGGTCTTGAATTGAGAGTACCCTTCTTGGATAAGAATATGGTGAAACTATGTTTATCAATTCCTGGAGACATTAAATCCCCACAACAAAAGATGGAAAAGCACGTTTTAAGAACGTCATTTGTAGATTCATTTCTCCCTGATAATGTGTTATGGAGACGAAAGGATGGCATGTCTGATGGAGTTTCTGGTCTTGATAAGAAATGGTATCAGCATATTCAGGAGTATGTCGATACCATTATCACAAATGATGAATATGAACCATATAGGAATCGGTTTCCAAGCAAGGAAGCTTATTACTACAAAAAGGTATATGATGAACAGTTTCCAACCTATCAACCAGTATATGAGTACTGGTTACCAAGGTGGGTTGAACATGGAGGTGACCCGTCTGGTCGAATTCTAACGGTCTTTAATGAATAATTGAAATATGTGGTTTTGAATTTAAAATCAAATTCAAAATCTGATAAATGATATCTCTTCTTTCTGTTTGTAGTAATATATTTGAATTTGTTTTTTTAATATTTACTATATATAAATGGAAACATATGAATATGAAGAAAATAATATGGAAACAAATGAATATGAAGAAAATAATATGGAAACATATGAAGAAAATATGGAAAATCCATATGAAGAAAATATGGAAAATCAATACGAAGAAAATAATATGGAAACATATCAATATCAACAAAATAATATGGAACAAGGCATGAGAAATTACCAGAATTACTGCAATAGTGTTCGACCTGAGAGAACTCAGTTCGATAAAAACATGCAAAATATGTGGTGTCCTAGTTGTTGTGGACCTACCGGACCTACTGGTCCTACCGGACCTACCGGACCTACTGGTCCTACTGGACCTAATGGTAGAAATGGTAGATATGAAGGACTTAATACTGCTAGATACAGTTCTGCGGTTGAAGAATTGGATTTCCGTGGTAATGTTAAGGTCGCAGGTGTAAATTAAGAATCTAATAAATTAAATTGTTTTGCAATTTAATTTATCCAAAAGTATTTTCGCTCGAGATGTAAGAATACAAAAACATATCTTTATCTTTGAATCTATCATATATAATACTCATTGGTTCTGAAGTTGGAGGTAGTTGATTATCGAAGAATATAAAAATAGCTCGTTCTGAGTTCAATTTCATCCTTTTTCTCAGTATATAAATGAATTGTCCTACACTCAGTTCTTGAGGTACTAAATACTTACTTTTATCAAGAGGAGGAATACTAAGCCTAGATGAAGGATGAATTTCAACTATAACCGGTATTCTAGATGTAAACTTATTCATTATGTTTTGAGCTTGTTGTAATCTGATTTCGAAAGT